TGCTGCTGCTGGTGTAGCGCCGGATGCGGTTGTGTTGTCTATACCGAATGGTTCTGATACTGCTATACCATGAACCTGATTATCATCTGCTGCTGCTACTTCCATTAAAATAACACCCTTTTCAGTGCTGTCTTTTAATTTAAGTAATGAACCTTTTGATACTGGTGCAGAATATACTGCTGCTCCTTCTGCAACTCCACCAGTTGGGGTAACTGCATTAGTATATCTTGTTAATGTTCCTTCGTAAACATGTGCTGTAACGACCGGGAAATTTTTCATAAATACAAAACTGTTTCTTGCTGCCATTTTATATCACCTTTTATATTTTTTTTATACTCTAAACATTTTAGCTAAATCACCATACTCGTCTTCCCAAGTCTTAGGCTTAGCTTTCTTCTTTGTGTTTTCTTCAATCTTTGCAAGTTTAGATTCCATCTTCATAGAGACAAACTTAGGCATACTTGCTGCCATTGCTCTAAAGGCATCTTCACTTTCTTCAGCTACCTTTGTTAACATTTCTTTCATTGCTGGTGTAGCTTTACCAGCTTTAATTAAAGCGGTTATTTCAGAGTCTATATCAAAGTCTGATTCAGGTTTACTTGCTTCAACTTTAGGTTTCTTTCCACCTAACATATCCTTCAATTCTGCAATCTCCTTTTTAAGTTCCTCGATTTCAGATACAGGTTCTTCTACTGCAACTACCTCTTCCTCTTCTTTGATGTCCTCTTCTTCTTTGACGACTTCCTTGTTTTGCATGCCATCTTCGACAACCTCTTCAACTTTTTCTTCTGCAACCTCTTCTTTAGGTTCTTCCTCGACTACAGGAGTCTCTTTAACCTCTTCGACAGGAGCTTCACTTGCGTTAACATCCATTATTTCATCTCCTTTATTACTTAACTTTGCGGTTAATATTATATCGGATGGTTGAACACCAACCTTACACGATTCACAACCGCCTTCGCCAACTATATCTATACGTTCTACATCTATATGTTCAACTACATAGTCCGCCTTCCCAGTTGGGCAAGGTTTGGCGTCCATACCTCCGACTATACTATAAGCAGGTAATTCACCAGCTTCATGTAAGTTAAGTATAGCATCATTGGTGATGTTTGATTCCTTAATATAGATACCAGTACCATCAGTAACAACACTGGATACTGCACCTACATCTAATAAGTTTAACTTTCTTAATATATCATTATCAGCTAATATGTCATCACTGAGATGGTCAATACCTAATCCAATACTTCCATCTTCAGCAATCTTAGCCTTCATATTATCAAATGTTTCCATGATAGTAGTCTCAGGGACATATACCCTGGCCGGTTTATCATTTACGAAAACATGATGTAATCCAGCACTCCACACCTTACCATCAAGTGCACGTGCTGCTTTAATACGTTTAACTTCTAATCCCATCTTATCAACATAACTAGAGGCGGCTTCAATTGTATACTTCTCTGGGTCAAATGCAAATGAATGAGATATTGTTGTATCACCATTCTTAGCTAATACCAGGTTTACACCATCCCCAACACGTTGACGTTTATAGGGTTTACCCTCATCATTAAGGATAAAACTATGTTCATTTGTCATTGTAAATCACCTGTTACTATTACGTCCTGTTCCATCTTTGGGTATAACTACACCCGATTTTTCTATTTGTTCAACCTGTTTATTAATATCTGATTCAATTACACCAGCCCATGCCTTAGCATCTTTCATATTATCAAAGAATACTGGTATACAAGCACAGTTAGGATGTAATGGTGGCATTGCAGTCCTATCATTAATATCAAACACTTTACCTATATATTGTCTTTTACATATAACACATGCTTCAGCACGACTGTCAACAACATAATAACCTTTATTTTCACTTAAGGCTTGGGCATAACTTGCACTGTTAGCTGCTCTCATTGTTTCTGTACGTACAATAGTTTTGGCACGGCTAGCATTACCATTCAATACCTTAGTTAAACGGCCTACACTTTCAGATACTGTTTCACCCTTTAACACTGACTGTTTAAGTTCGGTTGTTAATGCTACCTTAATATCATCACCAAGCTTAGTAACATATTTCATACTATTCTCATTGATTAATGCTACTAACTGCTGCTGCACTGAATATTTCATTGGTGTACCTGTTTGACTCCATTTAATACCTTCAACTGCAGCACGTGCTGTATTCCTTGTATACATTGCCATCTTATCAGCATATTTCTCTTTAAAGAACATATTAAGATTAACATATAACCACATGGCATTATATACATCCATAATAGGATTTTCACCATCACCACGTATATAACCTTCTAATGCCATCATTTCACTGACAAATATAAAGGTTAAGATACGTGTTTGGCTGGCTGTAACAGATGATAAGAATGAAAGAAGAGATGAAGGATTATTTTCCAGACTGAGATTACGTTTCAACTGGTCAAAGATGTCATTATTCTCTGTTTCAAGTATCTCTTCTACCATCTCTTATCACCCCTCTGGATTAAATAATGTACCAATATCTTCTATTAATTGTGTCTGTTCGTCTGCTGTAGGTTCTTCTTGTTCTTCTGGTGTAGGAAATACTTGTTGTTCATCTTGTCCAATAATTTCTTGTGGTTCTTCTTCTTCATCCAATAACTCCGAGGTATCTATATCACTATATCTACTTACTACATCTGCAATTAAATGTCTGAACCAACCATCTTGTGGATCAATAGCCATTGCATCAATCAATGGTTTTAATGCATTAATTAATCCTAGTAGGTCTTTATCTTCGAATGTTTCGAATGATATAACCGGGTAATCATCCACATTCCAATTCATATCAACAAGTTCCACTATTTTTGCCTGTAGTTCAGCGGCTATATCATCATGGATTCCATCAAGGAATATGTTGAGAGTATCGAGCTGTGTCTGTGATTGGGCATATGCACCAGCCCCATCCTGTTGTCCCAGGATCATAGTACCTATATTCATCTTACGGAATATCATAACATCATGGTAATCAATAGCATCTTTAAATCCTTCACCACGATGGGTGGATTCAATAACTTCTATACGATCATTAATACCAGCGGTTATATTTGCACGGCCTTCTCGTATCTCATCAAGTTGATCACGGAATAAATCTTTATACATAGGATTCTCTACAAATCCTGCGAGTGTTGGGCCTTCATGTTTCTGAAGGAATATATTCCAATAGTTTAATATCTTCTGTTTAGTATACCAGTTATCATATACACCATCTAATATAGATGTACCATAACGGTTACCAAACTGTTCATCATATGTATAGATTAAACATTTATCTGCTGGTATTTCAATCTCTTCATCATCAATGGTTTGAACTATTGTTTCTACATCTCCAACATCATCATAACGGAAACAATCCTCTAATGTATCAATTGGTATAGGGCGAATACGTTCAATACCTATAAGTTCATCATCTTCATCCATACCCCATACAATTTCAGATACACTATAACCATAAATCAATGCACTGTACATATCATTACGTACCTTACGCATAGGATACTTCATATCATTTAACATCTTTTCTAATGCTTCGGCAATCTCTATATCCTCAGGCATATCACCGGCTGGTGTCACTACAATCTTACGACTTAAAAGGAACATACGAATTAATTCATATCCACTTTTAATCTGTGGGTCCATTAACATCTTATCATAATCTTCATAGTTTAAGTCATCACCTTTATATTTGAGGGTGAAACTCTGATCAGGATTGACGTTCTTAGACCTACTATATTGTCTTGTCATCTGCTTAGGTGATAATGCAGCTGAGAGTCTTAACCTAAAACTGTCAAATACTCCCATATGTTTCACCTCATTTATCCTTCATAATAAAATTTATAACCTTTCTTATGCATTAACATCTTAAACTTAACATGTTTAAACTCGCTTTCTGTTTTAGCAAACTCTTTAAGTTCATCTGTTAATTGTTTCTTTGTCATATTGGCACGAATACCTATAACTTTATCACCTATATATAGGTGGAATATATTCATTAATTCTAATTCCATTTAATGTCGCCTCCTATTAGTTTCACTTAATGCAGATTGATAGTTACTAAAATCATAGGCACTATTACCATCTGTATATGGGTTATGTCCATACATTGCCTGACTTAATGCAAGTTCTGTTGCATCTAATAAATCATCATGTTTACCAGTTGGGAAGTAGCTGTATTCATTTTCAAACTCACCTAAGAGTGGATGTTTGGATGGTAATACTACTAGTCCCTGTTCAAATAATAGGAATGTACTTTGTATCTTTGTTACTTTATCCCTTGTTGCTTTAACAGGTTTAACTGGTAACTTATATTTACGTAATGCTTGTGGTAATGCTGCTTGATATGCAACCTCTTCTATTGCTATTATATCTGATTGGTATTGACTATACTTATTAAGTACAGCTTGTATCTGGGTTGGGAAGTCTATACGTTCCCTTGTCCAATCCATAACATATAACTTACCATCTATATTATTATATTTAACTGTGCAACTACAGGTATAATCAGCTGTTTCCTTTTCAGATATTGCTAGATCCCATCCTGTAAATGTACTACTATCACGTATACTATCAGGTAAACTGTCATAGTATTGTAACCATGCACGTTTTAATATACCACCCTCTAATGGCTGTGGCTTTTGTTGATACATAGCACTGAACCAATATTCACCAAGTTCTAGTTTGGTCTGTTGTAGTTTATCAATGGTCCATAGTTCTGGCCATAATGCTTCGCCTTTACTTCTTCCTATTGCATCATTATCTTCCATTGCTATAGCTGGAAGGTCTATTATTGTCCAGTCATCATCACTTTCATTTATTAACCATCCACCAAGATCATCTTCATGCCATCTTGTCTGAATTAATATAACCTTTCCGTTTGGTGTTAATCTTGTATATGCCGTTGACTTATACCAGTCTTTGGCCTTCTCTCTGTAGGTTGGACTGTTTGCCTGTTCTGCATTCTTAACTGGGTCGTCGATAATAAGGACTTCTGCCCCTTTTCCTGTGATCGGACCGCCAACCCCAGCGGTAGCCATGCCGCCACGATGCCCAGCAATGTCCCAACGGTTACGAGCTGCACTTCTATCATTAATACTCACTCCGAATATTGTTTTATGTTGTTGAAATATATCTCTGACTTTTTGTCCCCAGCTTGCTGCGAAATCTGCTTCATAACTTGTTAGTATGATACGATCTTCGGGGTGTGTTCCTAGATACCATGCTGGGAAGTATTTACTACAAAGCTCACTCTTTCCATGTCTTGGTGGCATTGTAACCATCAATCGTTTAATCTTCCCATTACTTACATCGAGTAGTAATTGATTTAATAACTCTATATGTTTAGGTACTTCATATAAGTCGTCATCTACTAGGGCTAATCCTACAGGACTACTTTCTGCAAGAGCATCAAGAATTATCTGACGCTTTAAGTCGTTTGTTTGTCCTGTCATCACTCATCCCTCTTATTACTTCTAATAGATTCATATCTCTGATTTGTGCACGTAGATCCTCTATTTCTTTGGTCATCTCTTCTATTGCACTGTCTCCATGCTCTCGCATAAAGTCTTCACGTTGTTTAGCTGCTTTAATTGCCATATCAACTTTTGTCTTTTCATCTAATAGATCAGGGTTTACATCTATAGCAGCTGCTATAAGTTTATCATATAATTGTAATGTAGCACTCTGTTGATTAGCTGCTTTACTTAAACGTTCCTTACTACGTTCATCTTCAGCTAATGCTGCCTGGCTTGCATATACTTCAGCAGTTGCCTGGTTAATGTTATAGCCAAACTTATGATATTTGGATATGACTTGACGGCTTATAGTCTCTCCATGATTACCAAGCCAGTTACTGATTTCTGTATATGTACAGCCATTCTCTAGCATATTATCTATATCTTCTCTGAAACTACTTTCCATTATTGGTTTTGGTACTATTCTTTCCATCTTATCACCTCCATTTATCGTGTGTTATGTATTGTTATAACACGTTAGTTTGTGCATAACACCGTGTTATGTTTAAATAAAAAAGTGTTAGCATTTCCATGGGTTTATTTTACATGGTTTTTTGCTATGTGCTACCCATATTAGTAGTATTAGGCTGAATATTATTCC